GGTCTAGCGCCAATAAAGTCTCCAAACTCACCCCTTCCCAAGGTATTAACTTGCTCTGCGAACGAGCGATTAATGTATCCTTCAGGACCCATCCCAACCGTCTGCCCCAAACCTTCTTTAAACCCTTCAAATCCCGTTGTTGGTTTTGGCCCATAGCCAAACGCACCCTTTAAACCCCCTGTAAGGCTGGCTATGCCACCACTTATAAGTCCATCTTTAAAGGACTGCTTCAGGCTTTTACCAGACGCGAGAGAACCAAGACCACCACCGATAAACGAAGCGCCAAAGGTTCCTGCGCCAAAAAGACCCGGCATCGACGCGCCAAGAAACGGGATACCAAAAGCTGCTGCCGCTAACGGTAGAACAACAGGCGCGGCCTTCTTGGCAAAACCAACAACCTTCTTGACCGCCTTCTTAACGGCGCGGAAAATGCTCTTGAAGAAAAATTCCGGCATACCCGTAGCAGGGTTGATGCTGTTCAATTCATTGCCAACAATGAACTCTCCGGGGTCCAAGCCCATCTCGCGCATCTGCCCGAACAACAGTTCCTTGACCTTTGGGTTCGCCTCCAGGACTTCCATCGGAACTACCGTTTCCCCTTCGGCAGCGTGAACAACGTAGATGTCTCCGTTGCGGCCATATTCCGCAAGTTTGTCTGCTTGTTCTTTGAAGGATCCTATGCCAACTGGAGCGAGGGCATAATCAGGAGAAACGTCCGCAAAGGACTGTAGGCCATTAGATAACGTCGTATGAGTTTGTTGCATCATTACGAAAGCTCCAAAACACTGGCAAAGACATAAATCTTTGAAGCCACATCACAATTTAAAATGAGCGCATCGCTGGATTCTAAGTTAAACGGACCAGCAAGAGACGTTTGTGCGAGAGTTCCAAGACTTATCTTTTCCAGCGTAGCTGTAAGAGAAGCGGAACTGTCGGTTATCTTAGGGTAAATTACTATAGTCCCAGAGTGACTATTATACAAATTTATGTTGCGTACAACGGCTTGAGTAATCCTTGTCGGATCCGTCTGAACGGCAGGACACGTGTAAATTGTTACATCCCCCGTAGAGCCCACCAAGCTCGTAATATTTTTATATGCAACCGTCATTACTCGTTAAACCACATAAGACCATGCGTTTCATCTTCGCCGCTAACAATGGCAGGAAATTCCAGCTTCGTTAGCGCCATTTCAATGTCCCTGAGTATTCGCACAAAAGCTTCCGGATCATAGTCTTCCGGTGCATTAGGCATGGAGTGATCCAGTAATTTTACCATTAGCGCCGCCCGTCCGGACGCACTTCCAAACGCAAATCACCCAGCGTCCACGAAAAGTCCGTTGTAGAGCTTTCTATTCTTAAAACAGCTTGTCTGGCGCGGGCTCTTAAAAAAGATTGTTGCGTGGTGCTTGTGACGGCATTCGTGGAATTTGTAGTATGGCTATCTCCAGGATAGTTCCTTGTTTTCACAACATAATTAACGGTTCCGGAAGATCCTCCACTTGTATCATTAATGGATACGTCAGGAATCAACCGGCTAATAAACATGTAATGATCACCATCCGGAGCCAAATCAAAATCAGCGGATTCAATGAAGGAGTTCATCGCAGCCTCGTCCGCATTTTGACCATACTCTTGAAGGTACACGTAATTGACACTACTTGCCGCGCCGCAACCTCGCGGGTTATCGTGAACGCCAAAATCAACCCAAGCAGTCCTGGCTAACGTACCAAGATCCCAAGTGCTTTCTGTAAAATTAAATTTTACATATCTGTCTATATCCGTGGACGATGCGCTTGCATAAAACCAGAAGACCTCGTCAAACATCCTATTGGACGCGGCAAAGAACTTGTGGCTTTGGGTCAAATTAATGTCATCAAACACGTACCTGAGAAGCGTACATGGAATAACCTGCACCCGTCCGGAATAAACGTAGAAATTTTCCCGGTCCATCCAAAAGGCTTTGTCGCCAACGGTGGCTACCGCATTTGGACCCAAAATGGAGATGTTGTTCGCCAGCATACTAATAGTAAAAGTATACGGTGGACCCGTGAACCGCATGGCATGAAGAGAGGAATCCGTCCAGATGAGCATTTCCTGTCGCGTTTTCTGGGCCGACACTATTTCAGAGCCCGTGGCTAGGCGTTGGGAACCTGCGGTATTTGTAGCCGTAGGATACCAATCAAACGGGTTTTCCTGGTCACTCCATCGCACCATTAAAAGATCTTGGTCCGTTTCGCCAATTGGGTTGGCACCAAAACAAACCAGATGCCTGTCCGCACCCGAAAGCATTATCCGCCGCGTAACCGTAGGGGCGCTCGTAGCACCCGCAGGCCAATCTTCAAGACTGACGGCCCGCGCTGAAAGACCCAGAGTTTTGTCCCAATAGTATGGAGTTCCATCAAAGGCATTAAAAACAAGATCTTCGCCCCAGTTGTCCTGAGACCAGAGACGTATGTTGGAGCCTGCCGTTGTTGTTATATCCGCAGCTTCGCCCCATCCCACAAAATCATGGGCTTCTTTTACTGCCGTTCCATCGGCGTGAGCCGCTGCCGTTGTGCCACGAACCTCACGGACCACCCCCGCATCCAGGGTCTGTGACGTTTTCCCCGTATACTGAATCAGTTCTTGCTCAATCTGAATCAGTCCAACATAGGTTGCTGCATCCCCACTCGTATGTGCCGCTGCCGTTGTGCCGTCCGTTCCACGGGTCAAATCCGATAATACATTACTACTGTTATTCCCGTAGCGGATTTTCTCACTGTTGATAAGAACAGTTCCCTGAGAAGGAAAGCTTGAAGAACTAGCTAATGAAATAGACGTACTAACATCCGTTAAATTTGCTGCAATTGTAGTCGCAGCCGTATCAAAGTCCGACGCAGAGGTTAAAATTATAGAGGTGGCAGAATCACTTATTGAACCATTAAGCGTGGTTTCCGAATACGTCTCAACTGAGCCACCCCACAAACCTGCGCCCCAGCCTGTACCAGGAACCACGATCCCAAGACCGGCACTAATCTGATACGCCGCTTTGACAGAAGACCCTCCTCCAGCCGTGCTGCCTGAAGACGCACTCCCTGCCGTTGTCACCGTATAACTATTAGAATTAACAACAGTTAGTTCAAATTCCAAGTTAAGTTGAGCAGCAGTAATACCATCTGTCGTTGTGGCCCCGGAAAGTGTTACATAATCCCCGCTTCGCGCTCCATGGTTAGTATCGTTAATTGTTACAACACCACTGCCCGAACTGCCTGTAACAATAGGATTAGCCCCCAAAGTTACCGTTTTTCTAAGAGGAGTGATGTCGTTATACGTTCCACCTTCCTCTATATAAAATTTAGCTTCTGTCCCCAACCCCATGTACTTAGAACCATCCATTGCAGCCCAGGCATGTAAAGATCGTCCGGTGCCAATAATGGTACTCGTACTTAGTTTTGACCAACCGCCCATTTTTTCAGGACGGCCCTTACGAAATCGTATTAAATCGGAATTATACCATCCATTTTCATCTCCATAAGACGTGGTCTCACGGTTTACACCGGGACGAAATGAAATTTTGGAAAAAGGCATTAAATTTTACTAACCAATAAAGCAATTATTGTACCCATAGCTCCTAACAAAAGAGCCGTACCCGTCATCATAACTGTTTCAAGACGCTTTAGCCTTGCATTGACCTGAGAGTATCGTTCCTCACATAAGGTCACATGCATAGCTAAATCTTCCATCTCACTCATCATCAGGCCAGTCATGCATAGGAGCGTTACCTGTAGCCTTTCCATCACTATCGACAGGAACTACAAACATGGCTTCAAGGGCCGCAACATCCGAACATGCCTTGATGGCGGCTTCTATCTTGTCGCAAGCGGCTCTGACCTTATCGCGATAGGTGGAAACCTTGGATGAGATGGCCGTGGTTTTTTCAGCCAATCGTGTAACGTACCAATCAGTTTGAGCAAGGAGTGACTTCGCGGTTCTTTTAGTGTTGGCTACCCAGACACTTTTCAAACCTGGTGCAGTAACGCCGTCTGTTGTTACGTCATCCATACTTTTAGCCGTTTTGGTTTTCCATGCGCCCGTAACCGCATCCGAA